CCGTCATGGATGTATCGGTGAAGTGATTATCATTTCCCGAAACATCAGTCCCCGCACCGTTACCTGTGCCGGGTGCTACTGCGAAGTCGAGCCAGAATGAATTATTACCAGTAAAATCTAATCCAGATGGATCAACAGGCATAGGAACTCCATTGCTATCCGTATCCACAAGATCAGTAATTGCAAGGTCGCCGCCGATAATAGATTGGCCGTCTAAATTGATGAACTCTGCGAGGTACAGCCCCGGCCCTCCACCAGTTTGTGGGATGTTGTGCTGGACTGCTTGGTTCCAATCCCAAATGGCGTCTTCTGCAGGGTATGACGTTGACTTTAACGTGTCTAACACGCCATTAGTAAACTTGCGTAGGCGGTTGGTGTCCGTTGCCTGTGTGGTGTCTACGTCAAGCACATGATGGGTCCAGGCTCCGTAATCACGATAAACTGCATTTGTTTGAAACGCTGTTGTAATAGTGCCATTCCAGCGCAAACGATATTCATTTGAAGTCTCGTATAGAAAATACATCGCGGGGGTATGGAAAGTGGCGTAAGTATCACCTGTGCCTAACTTCTTTTCCCACCAGGATATAACAGCTTTTTTATTACTAGTCCCAGCCCCACTGAAGGTCTTGACTAAGGTATCTGATCCTGGCTCAAACCACACAGCGTTTTCGATGGTGTAGCCCGAACTACTAGTAGGTATCCCTGTAGGATAAACTAACATTAGTCAGTCCACTTTTCGTCAACAGTCCAATTCAAGTCTTCATGTCTAAGAGCATCCAAGTCCTTACCGTTTGCAGATGCTTCCAATTCATTTGACTTAGTTCTAATATCAGTAACTTTTTTCCACTCTGTAGCTGCCGCTGCCTTTGTGTCCGCATCGTCAGAGGACAAGTCGGCAATTACATTTCGTTGTTTCCATTCAGGTAAAGCAGTAATAATACGTTTGTGTGCCTCAACTTTAATTTGACTTACGGCATTATTTTTAGCTTGTTGAAGATCGGATACCGGAGTGGGAGCAACGTAGTCAGGATCGGCAACCCAGGTCTTCTTACGAGTTACTACAAACCCACTTACAACGTCCTCTGTGGAACCGGTCTCCAGATAACCAGTGGTGACTTTAGGCTCCTCGAACTTATAGACCCCAAGGGCCATAAGAGGGGCATCGTCCCAAAGACGAGTAATATTTTTCTGGTAAGAGAGACCTGTGCGTTCCTTAAGTTTCAGAGCAAGTGGTTTACCTTCTCGGCCTACCCAAGTTACAGGTAAAACCCATTCACCGTCAACTTCAGTTAAAATACAGTACATCTATTTTCTCCTAAGCGTTGGCCAGGGTCTGACCCACTTGATAAAGGTTAGTCCCATTTGATCTGAACGTAAACTCGTCCTGTTCTGAAGCAGTCGTAGTGAGCGTGGGGGCGGTGTCCGAAGGCCACTTAAATACAGCATTCCACGTAAGGGTACGGGAACCTGTGCCGTCTTGGATCACTGTGAGGTGATAAAAAGCACCGTCCACAAGGTTCGTAGGGAGACCTATTATACGATTGTCCGTAATGGTAACAGAAGTTACTTGATTAGCACTTGCGTCCCAAGCCACAGTGGCTGCATCCGTCAACGTAGTTGCATTAAAGTTCTGAGTAGCTGTAAACTCATTAGCTACGTCCTTAACTACATTGTCCGCATCGTATGCCTGTACATCGGACCCAATAGCTACACCTAGGTTTGTCCTAGCAGTTGCAGGGGTCACAAGATCACTTAGGTTGTCCGAAGCATCTAACTTAGAGTTAACGGCGGTCTTAACTGCTGCAAATTCAGTATTAAAATCAGCACCCGAAATTACCTTATTTGGATCGGAGTCCGAAAGTGCATCTTTACCTGACCACGTTACTTGTAATGTATAATCACTCATGTTTCATTCCTTCGTTACTGAGCGGTGGAGAACTTAGCTACACCATAAATTGACCTAGTTTCCCCAAACAAATATGGGTCAGAGAGTTCTTGATTAAAGTCCGAAAGTTTCATAAATAGTTTTTGTTTCGACCAAGGTAGTTGCTTACCTTTAGGGAAGGGCTTTATTAATGGTTTTGTACGTCCACCTCTACGTGCCATTAGATACCCCTAAGTTCTTGTTTCCAACGTAGAGCATTACGCTTCCGTTGAGCCTCCGTTGGTTCTTTCTTTTTCTTCTTCTTAACCATCTTCCCGGCCTTACGCATCTTTACAGTTTTCATTACTATAATTGCACTCCATGTTCTTTATTACGTTTACGGACCAACGCTAGTAACCGCTCACGTTCTTCGTCCCAAACGTCCTTAAGACCTCGTGTGCTGACCTTTGGATCATCTTCGATCAACCGTTTGATTGAACCCCTAGGGGTCCTAAGGGACTGAGTCTTGGGGCGCCTATGACGATCCGGAGGGGTAAATAGGCCACCACGAGGGTACTCTAAGGACTTCGTAGTGGGCGTGAAGAGCCTATTATGTGCTTTATCCTTGGGTTCTTTCCCTTGTGCAACCTCAGGGGCTTTAAACGTCTTGTCCGAAACCTTATCCAGTTCTTCGTCCTGGGTCAGTAAATCAAGCATACGCTCAAGACCATCGGCCTCCTCATCGAAACCACCGTCCTTGAACTCCAGAGCGTTGCTCTCCAAGAAGGACTCAAGTTGGTCCTGAGGGGCTCCGGGGTTAGCTTGTCTAAAGGTCTTCTCCACAAGGTCATTATAGAGCTTAGTGATCTTGTTCTTGATCCTCTCAAGCTCCAAGTCGTAACTTGTGTCGGCAAAGGCTGTCTCAAGTGTCATCATTTGATTTCTGTCCAATAGATATTGTAGTAGACGATAGTAGTGCCACCTGTCGTTGTCACCTAGTAGGACCTAATTCCATTCCCACGGGTCTCGTGTTCCTTTACCCAACGGTCATGAGCAGCCACAAAGTTAGGATCAGACCCATCCAAAAGAATAGTTGGCACAGAAAGTGCCTTCTGCGCTTTTTTACCACAGTTTTGACAATTCGCTTTGATGTTCCGTTCATCCATAGACCTAAGCTCTTCCTGAGAGTGGCTACAGAATCCACAAGTGTAATTATAAATTGGCATTTAGTTTCCTCTAATCATTTCAACAATGTCTTCATGTGTAGTTGTATTGTCAACTAAATGGACATGTTTACAATTATCAAACCTAAATTCATCTTTAGTCATAATTAGTGTCCTTGGGGGGTCTTTAAACTTTGCGTTAACTTCTTTCTTTGTCTTAAGTTCCTCTAGATGATCCCATCGACCTACTTGATCACATATAATAGCAGGGATTGGGAGAGAATTTTTTTTAGCTATCCAAAGTCGGCATGTACCATATCTACCAAAGGTTCCCTCCTCAATAGAATTACAGAATATCGGATTTCTGTACCCCTCCTCCTTAATGGAAGCTTCGAGACGGGAATAATAACTGCATTTATCTTCAAGTTTTTTATACCAAGCCGCCTCTGGTGTAACAGGGCGAGAACCATAGTTTCCTATAGGTTCGCCATATAGTGGATTAGAAACTAAGATTCGATCTGAGATGTCACCAGTGGCAATCACCCCAAACCGAATCTTATATTTCATTATCCGCTACGTTTAGGTAGACGGAACAACAAAACAAACACCAGAGGTATTACGTAATTCACCCACACCGTAGATGGTGTCGGACGTAAACAAGTCCCCAAGGTATTCCTGTTTGTACTGAGTCTGCGAACGCACACCCATCTGCTCAACCAACGCCATAGCGTCTTTATGAAGCATCAGGCCTACACGATGAGTCGTGGAGGTGTCGGCAGCAGTCTCTACTGGGCAGTTGGAGGACACAAATACGTCAATGCCGTAAATGCTACCAATCTTACCAGTTTTAATCGCAGCACCATCACCGATATACTGTTGTTCAGTAAAGCGGTTGATACCAAGCATGTCATTAGCCGCAATGGGCGGAATGACCAAGCAACGACTGTCCATAGGGACATCGACATTATCCAACTGTAGGATCATCTTACGAATACCTGCATCGGTAATGTCGGATGCGTTACCAGTATTGGTATTTGCAGTGGGATCATAAGCCGTGACACCGTCACCACCAATTACACCTGCAACCCAAGTATTGGCACCCGCTGTACCCCCATTGAGAGCTTCGGCCTGAATAAACAGGTCATTATCAACCTGCGTAGCCAGTGCGTAACCAGCATCGTCGGTGTAGAACCGGCGAAGCGAGGACAAAGCCTGAACTTCGGTGATGTCTTCAATCACAACCGAATATTCATAATGTTTGTCGATGCTCAGGTTTACCACGGAATGCGTGTCTCCCTGGAGGGTTACTTGAGTGTTGGCCGCTTTAGAATTGGCCGAACCACGAACCGGTGCGGGGATATGAATGGTATCCCCCTTCTTACCGCTGTGGTTAATTTTCGTCACGCAGTTACCAAGAACCAAGTTCTTTTTGTAACCTGCAATGACTTCGTCAGACCACAACTCCGGAATAAAATTCGCGGCAGTCGTTACAGTCTGTTGTGCAGTACCCAAACCCATGTTAATTCTCCTTTAGCTTTACTAGGGATTATTTGACTCGACCATCAGCGTATGCTTGGAGGATTTCCTCCTGTAATGATTCATAACGCTCAGGGTCACTATTTTTAAGTCTGATTAGATCAGCCCTACGGTAGATTTTCTTACCGGCTGTGGATTCAGAGGAAGTCCTTGAGACACCTTTACCGGCCTTAAGAGCTTCTTCTCTCTTAGTGGCCTTCTGTGCTTCGGCTTCGTTAGTATTTGTAATCAACGCTCGTTCTTTATAGTTGCCTATAAGCTCTTTGGCTGAGTTCAAATCATAATTATGAGCCGATACGTATAACTGTGTCCGGATGGGGCTTTCTTTGACCCACTCCTGAAACTTAGGGTCTGCTACGACCTCAAGGTAATCAGGATGTGCTGCTTCAAGCTGTTGAGTTGTAGCATGTGCATGTTGCACTTTCTGCTGCTCTTCAAACTCACGGAACTTAGGATGGTTTTCGATGGCCTTTGTAACCGCTTGGTTAGGGTCATCGAAGAAATCTATATCCTCTTCAACTTCGTATTCTTGTGTGGTCCCGTTTTGATTAGTGGTAAGTTGCTGTTTCAGAATACTGTCTGTTAACTGCCTGAGTTCGCCTATCTCTTGGCCCTTACGCCCAAGTTCTTTTTCAAGATTTTCATAGGAGGAAACAACGTCCGCCATAGATTTACCTTGGAATTTCTCAGGGAGGGTTTGTTCTGCTTGAGATTGTTCCACTGCTGGAGTCTCTTCAATGTTCGCATATTTAGCCGCATCCTCAGGTGTTTCAACAGCTTCTTCAACAACTACACTACTCATAATACCAATCTCCGTCCCTATAAAAAGATTATGGAGTTAAAACATGTTGGGATTAAATTAATTAATCTAATTGATCCAACGCTAATTTAGTGGTCCTCTCAACATTAATAATCATGTTTAAGATATCCACTTGCCCTCTCCGTAAGAAGAGGGTCTTCTCGTCGTCTATGTTCTGTATTTGATCCAGGGAATTTGCCATAGAGGTTAACTCTTCTACGAAGAGACTCCAGGTGTCACTGGTAAACAGATCAAGACGCTTCTCTAATATCTCTCTGTCACTAAGCACTAGAAGCTGCTCGTGCCTTAGCCAAATTCAATATAGTCTCAGATTGAAGGTGAGTAACTTCCGGAACATTACGTGCCGTCTCTGACTGCATATTTGTTGAGGCAGTCCGGAGGTTCTCAATCTTAGCCATTTTCTCAGCCAATTCCATCTGTTTTTGGATCAGAGCGTCCTCGGACTGACCGTCCTCAATCTCCGACTGTATCTTAAATGCCTGTGCCATCTCCTTAGCCGCTCCAGCCTTCATTTCCTCAATCTCACTCTGCAACTTCATAAGTTCTAATTGTTGAACCATCTTCTGTAGCTGTTCCTGTTCGGGATTAGGCTGCATCGTCTGAGCAATTGCTAGCTTCATGTCGTCCCTATTGGACATACTTGAACTCTCAAAGATAGACATAAGAAGCATAGCGAATGGGGGAGTCCCTTGTTGCGTCATGGACAACAACTGGATCATCTGTGTCATCTCCAGTTCTTTGGCCATAATGCCCATACTGGAGTAAGCACGGAATTTATAGTCCCCTGCGGGGTAACGATCCGGAGCAAACTGGATGTATCTCCAAGCTGCTTTCTGAATAAATGGAATCAGGAAGCTCTCTTGGAAGTTCATAATGGTGCGCTTCTGACGTTTAATCGAAGCTGCTTGGAGCATAGACATCCCACTTGCTGTAGAATTACGTGGGTTTGAGAAGTTAGAGTTAGCACTGTCCATAGCTCCAGTACCCATTTGAACCATACGTTCTAGTTCAGCCGCCTCAGTGAAGGTTGAATTAGCTACATTACCAAACGTAAGGGGCATAAGGGTCTGACGAGGGTCCCCATTGGTAAGGATCGTCTTACCTGGTTTAACTTCAAACTTGACTCCCCTAGGGAGCCTTGTGGCGTCCACACCCATCATAGGGTGCGTAGTGAGTGCCAAAGCGTCTATGCGAGCCCTAAGTTCAGCGTCAAGGGCCTTCTGAGCATTGTAACCCTTCTCTGCAATACCTCGACCCCAGAACTTATTTGGTACGCGGTCTAATTGGAAAGCAACAAAGGGACGATCACCCATAAGGTACGGGTTAGCTACTGACTTAAGGACTACACTGTCATTGGCAATTACAACCATTGCCTCCACAAGTTCATCGGAATCGTAGTCAAATTCATCCCCCAAAGAGGAGTCTTTTTCATCTAGGAACTTCTTAGGGACCCTGCCCCAGTACTCAGTAATTTTAACCTTATCGTCGTCGGTACTTACTGAGTTATCCTCTTCGTCAAAACCTAAGTCAACCTTATCGAAGGAACCAATGGGCTTGTCTTCATAGAGCCCGTCCCGGATACCCTCCATAATCTCGTACTTAGGTTTAATTACAATCTGTGCAACTCCTAGAGCCTCATCAATCTCAGTGGCTGAGGGATCAATAGCGAACTCCTGAGGTGTCAAGGGGTCTAAAGTGATCACAACACGATCATTTTCAAATACGACAGTGTCCGTGGTGAAAGTATTTGGAATAGGGGTTTCACCTAAAGACTTCTCTGGTTTCTCTACGACATTAATTTTACCTAACCCAGTACCATAAATAGCTGCATTCAGAAGAGCCTCAACAATAGCTTCTTTGACTTTAGCTCTGTCGAGGTCCTCCTGTAGGTTCTTTTTAATCGCGTCAACGTCTTTAGGGTCTGTATCGGCCACATCGTCCCGTAGATCAAACCACTGTTCCCTACCAAAGATAGCTTCCTCAAGTTCAGCTACAATGGACTCAATTGCCTGTTGTGTGGCCGGGGAGATAAGACGGGAGTTTTCCGAAGAGCGTGTCTTGTCCTCAGAGGACCAAATACCACGCCAAATACGGTAGTATTCATCCCATTTCTTCTGGTAATTTGTATTACGATGGTCTTCCCATTGGGAGACTCGACCTATAACCCAGCCACTTAAAGCGGCCTGAGGGTCATTATATGCGAGTGATTTAGTATCCAGCGACATTATCGAAAGGTTCCCATTCATCTAAATCTATTGAGGAAGCAAAGTCCGCTACAGAAACTTGGTCAATGTAGGCCAAAGAGTCCAGTAAGTCATCATGAGCGAGTGAGCTTGGGAAGTCAAGCATCTGTGATATAAAGTGATGGTTCCACTCCGCTTTCCTAAGTTTAAGTCTTCCATGCTGTAACCTCCCTTGGAGAGCCCATACGATCCTGTCTTGTTTCTTTTTACCGCCGTGGGTAACGTCTGTGATATTAACCCAACGACCTCTGGATCGCATTTCGTCTTCGAGATATGGCATGATGGCATTCTTCAAGGCTCCCGCTTCAATTCCTACTGTGGTGGCTTTGACTTTCTCTGCTTCGTCCAAAATGATCTCAGCAGTCTCTTTAATCCCCCACCTACCATGTAGAATATCCCTAACTAACCATTCGTCCTGTATTACCTTAACTACACTTATGGCTGTCTCGTCCAATCTAGAGGACTTAAGCCCTCGGTCTTGATTAGTCTTCTCGTAACCTGCTGGGTCAACCGACATAACATAATGACCGGAGTGAGTAGGGTTCTCTAAGTCAAAGGCCTCATCGTCTGCGTAGGTAATCCACTCCTCCTTAAATACCCCTCCAGTGAAGGACTCAAAGGTGGCCTCAAACTCTTGTCTGAAGGCCTGAGTGGACATAGAACGCTTTGCTGCTTCAATCTCCTTCGGATCAAGAAAAGTATTGTCCGTAGAGTTAAACTGGAATGCGTCCCACTCGTCTTTATTTTCCTCTAGTTGTGCATCTAACCACAGCTTATGAAAGTGATTCTTTCCCGCTGGAGTCCCTATAAATAACGCACCACCCTTAACGTCGGCCAAGGTTGGCCTGAGGATCATCTCCCAAACCTCTGGCTTCATAGAGGCATATTCGTCCATCACTACGAAAGATAGACCTACACCACGTAACGTATCTGGTCGGTCACTTCCCTTAAGGTATATTTTGCGGTTATTAACTAGCGTAATCACCGCAGTGTTCTCATGGGTAGTCTTAATTACGTCATGCCCTATCTCCTTCAACATCGACCAAAGGATGTCCTTGGCTTGTTGGAATGTAGGGGCAACGTAGAAAACATCTTTGTCTTTAGATTGGAGCGCCTTGATGATTAAAGACCAGGCAGCTAAATAACTCTTACCAAATCTACGGCCACAGGAGGCTACTTTAAATCTTTTTTTACTGTTGAATATCTGAAGTTGGGCCTCATGGAGAGTGACATTAATATCAGTCACGAACTTCTGTCAATCACTTCGGCCTCAATGGTCTTAAATTCTTTTTCTTCGTTACGCTCTATGGCCTTTACGGACTCAACAATAATATTAATCCCAAGGTCCTCATGTTCATGCTTAATCTCTACTGCTTTTGAGACCGGGATAATTCTATCTAGACACATCTTAAGGCAATGTCTGTCACCCTCCAGGGCCATCTCTATAACTTTATCTACAATCTCTGGCCCTTTAGAGGACATTAACTCCCTAGAGAGTTTAGTAAACTTATTTGTCGAACCCTTCGGCCTCCCGGTTGGGTTCAGTGGCGGCATCCCTTTATATAAAGCTGGATTACCTCGTTTTGGTTTGGGCTTATTAAAAACAGACTCATCACTTGAGGAAGACATTAATCAAAACTCCTTAGACTTTACCCTTCTAAATTCTTCTCATTAGAAGGAAGACTAAACTCTCTACTTAAGTGTACTTAAGGAGCATGTTAAGTGATTAATGAAATGTTAAAGTTAATCATTAATGTTAACACATTGGAACTTAAGTGTACTTAAGTAGCTAACCTAATATACTTATTATAACATATTCAGAGACCAAAGTCAACCCTTCCTGTGGTAGCTCCTTTGGTAAATTATGCCCGAATTTCCACTTTTGTCAACCCCTGTTTTCTTTCTAATTTTAGCTTAGATTTGTTTTTTAATTATACTTATGGCTCCAAATTGCTTCCCATGTGGTCCTGAGTGTAATTATAATAATCATGAATCCCAAAAGGGTCCCCCCCATGCAACTCATGCACAAATCATGCCAAGTTGTCATGTGTTGAACGCATGGGGTCATGAGTGGTGCGCATGAGGAGCCATGAGAGTTGGCATGGTTCTTGCATAAGCAACTTATGTGCCACTTAGGACCACTTAGGTATGCACAAGGAGCATGGGGCTATGCATCTAGGGTATGCATGTGGGGTCCTAAGTGGCATGGGGTTTGCATAAGGGGGTCCGAAGTGGAACCGAAGGAGAAAGTGTACATGAGTATGGTTATCGAAGGACCACCAAGGACCACTAAGGACCACTAAGGACCACGACATAAGATAGGAATATCGACCAGGGGATTGTGTAAATAAAGTTCTTGACTAATCTGGAGAAATCTATATTTTTATAATCAGAGCAGCGGAAGAAACCAACAAGGAGAGAGAAAATGAAACTCAGTGAAATCATCAAAACCACAGAACAAGAAATCGACAAGCGCCGAGCCGCAGGGGAGCGCGTCGATACAACAGGAGGCGGCATGGCGTTTTCTACGGTAGTAGGTGAAGTCACCTGCCTTATGCACCCCGTACATTCTTTGAGCGGCTCCAACCGTCCACACTTCCGTACTTGGTTCAAACTAGATGGCAAAAAGATCAGTGCAGAAAAACTGGTAACGGCGCTTCGAGCTACCTAACCCACCACCCCATCGCGCACTAGCGCCCCTGGCCCCCGGCTCGAAAGAGTGGCGGGGGTTTCGGGGTAGGTAAACAAGGAGGAAGACAATGAACGCTAGATTTTGGCATTACGTCAATGGTGGGCTGGTAAAGATCACTATCAAGCCCGGACAAGAACTTTCTCATTCCACAAGCGAACAACATGATGAGGGTTATTCGTTCCAGGCCGCCTCATGGCGCTACGATGGCGCTCATGTTCAACGTGAGTGTACGGGGGGCGGCAAAGATTGTGATGGCTTCATATCGTACTCATACGATGCGATTTGCTCGGTTGATAAACTACATACCGATTGGAATAAATATAGCGAGGTTTATTATCCCACATGGCAGAACACGGACGCCCGCCAATATGATCAGTATGCCGAAATGATGAATTATTAACCCCAACCCCACCATCGCGCTAAACGCGCCCAGCCTCGGAAGCGAAAGCTGGCCGGGGTTTCGGGGTGAAAACTTTAGGAGAGAGACAATGGCTATATATAATACCGAAGCGTTACTTAAGACGATGCCGAAAGTAGCGGATTATCGTTTTAATAAAGAAAGCCGAGAATTAGAGGAGGTTGAAGTAGAGGTCCCCACCTTTGTAGACGCAGACGGCATTCTTCATGTTTCGATGGAGACCGAAGTGGTGGTCGGCGATTATTACGGAGAATTTACAGGGGGTTATCCATTCATTATAGAACCTTTAGAACTATGGGCTAAAAACCAAGGTTTGATCTGGGAATGGGTACACCCTGGCGCCATTGCGTTATTTGAGTAACTACCAGTGGCCACTTAGAGCAACCTGAGTGGCCAGGGGTAGTAATTTAAACAAGGAGAGTGAACAAATTATGACTTATACCAAAACACGTCGTGAAACAATGTTGACCATTTGGAAGTTTTCATATATACACCTTAGGACCCTTCGAGGTACAACGGTTAAACGGGTTTGGAGGTTTGTCTAATGACTTGGGAAGTAGTGGCGAATATATTTGACAATGATCAATGTGGGGACTGTGAGTATCTCATTCAAACCAGTGACCCCGATATCTCATTCCTAAGTGATGTACACTGTAGGGTCCTTGAGGGTGAATGTTTACCCGATTGCCCTAGTAATTGTCCTAAGCTAGAGGACGAATTAAAATATATTGAGGACTTAAACAATGTTAGTTAAAGAAGCTAAAGCGGTTACAGGTGGCGGAATTGTTTCCGGGAACGGTAAAATGCCAGGAGCTACTTACGCTACGGACCCCTTTCTCTGTGAGGTAGGTTCTAAGCTTAGATCAGTGGAGGGTACGTCCTGTTCTAAATGTTATGCGGTTAAATTAGCTAAGTTCAGGCCGAGTGTAGCGAAGGGGTACAATAACAGACATATGGCCTTTGCGCGAGCCTGTAATGATATAGGTAACCTAAGTAACAAATGGGTACAGGCTATGGCTTTTATGATCAATAGGCACGTAGAGAAAACCGGAGATAAGCATTTTCGTTGGTTTGATGCGGGGGACGCACCCCACAAAGATGCCTTTGAACTTATTGCACAGGTTGCCACTTTAACGCCCCACGTTAAACACTGGGTGCCTACAAAGGAAGTAAAGTGGTGGTATGATTTTGAAGTAAAAGCGTCTATTCCGCTTAACTTAGTTGTTCGAGTATCTACCCCAAAAATTGATGCACAACGTGCTGTTAAAGCTACCCATACGTCCACGGTACATAAAGACAGAGAAGCTATAGGCCATTCCTGCCCTGCGTATACACAAGGCGGCACATGTGGTGAATGTCGCGCGTGTTGGAACCCCGAAGTAATTAACGTAAGTTACCCTTTGCACTGATTATTTAGCATTACAGGGGTTGACATAGGTACACAACCCCTGTATACCTAAGCAATCAATTGAAACCCGTAAGGAGTAGGATGCATGATGATTAGTATTATTGAGTTCCAAAAGTTCCATAAAGCCTTAAGAAAGGCTTCATTGATTATCCATAGGGGTAACAAAATCTGTGTTGTCCCCAAAATAAAGTTGAAAGATGGCACTTACTTGAGTGTTCAGGCTAGTTCCACTCACTATTGTCACCCACGGGTTACAGATTGCACAACCAACTTCGATACGTTCGAGGTATGGTTTCCCGGCGACAATGAACCCGAAGGATGGGTAACCCCGCAGAAAATCATTGAGTTTATAAACTCAGCAGGGGGTATAGTTGGAGGACCTTATGCACCATGACGTATACCTTAATCATACTTAAATTATTAGGTACACCTATCGTTATAGCGACGTTTGATGATCTCACGACTTGTGAAGTTATGCAAAGGGTATACGCTGAACAAAACAATGCCAGCAATTATGCAATTATGTGTATTTCTAAGGAGTAAAAAAATGGCACGTATTAAAAATTTACTTGGTAAATCAGTCGGAAAAGATGCAGCATACGCCACTTGGCATGGGGACGGCCCCTTTGGGGATACGACAGTTCTACTACTTAAGACCTACCAAGTACCCCATAAGGAATTAAAAAACCAATTTGCAAGGTGGTTTGTTGCAGTCAAGACAGACGTTACTTATCAATCATGGGAGCTAGGTGACAGTTATTTGAATAAGGTTGTTAGGGGCTTGACATTGGTTGAGGCTAGTGATAAGTTTAAGGAACAATATTGGGAAACAATTCCTGATTTGCGTAAAATAGCTAACTTTAAATAACTGAATAAGGAGATATAAATAACATGAAATATAAACACAATATAGAACCTTCTTTGACTGAGATGATAGACGAGTTATGGGAATATGAAATTTATTACTTGACTTTACATGATGTAGAGAGTATGGCTAAAGCGTCTTTTGTTCGAGACCTACAGTCGAGGACACCGGAAGAAGTTATTAACCATTATAATGCTACTATAGATAACAAGGAGTAGTCTCAAATGCGCTGTAAAATATGTGACACAAAGTTAACCCGGACAGAGTTAACTAAGAAGGACAGAAGAACAGATACGTATACCGATACGTGCCATAAATGTGACGGATTTATCTATAAAACTGTGTCCAGTTATGACCATACTGATTTATTTTTAGATAAAAGTGATTTTACTGTTGACAATGAGGATTAGGTGCCTTAAGATGTCTTTAGTAGAACCTAAGCAGTAACATTAAGTTTTAAACATTAAGTTAACTGCTTAGGTCTACTTAAGATAACTTAAGTAAAGAGGTCATATGTTTGGTCTAATCGTAATAATTTAAAGGTGCGTCATGTCTAAGCCTAAGAAGAATACCAAGGGTAGCCGTTTGGTGGTTAAACGTAGAAACCCGGAAAAGGTTTTAATGGATAAGTTCTATACACCTAAAAAATTCAAGTCACGTAAGCATGATCTTAACGCGCGTGACGCTGATCTTGAATTGAAGGACTACATGAGGGGAATAGAGTAATGAGTTTTTTATATCTAATTGAACGTGTCGATTATTGTAGCTTTGATGAGTACGACGCCGCCGTCGTTGTCGCAGATAGTGAAAAACATGCTAAATGTATCTCCCCCGATATAAACGAAACGTCTTATTCGACTTGGGTTGCCCCTTGTGATGTTAAGGTGACTTTATTGGGAACTGCTCAAAAAGCCCTAATTAACGGGGATGTGGTTTGTGCTAGTTTTAAGGCTGCGTAGGAAGGAGTTTAATAATGAGTAGTGTTTTTATAGTCCACCAGTGGGACGGGTACGACTTTACAGGGACCCTAGGTGTCTTTACGACACGAGCGGTAGCCGAGGTGGTCATGGAGGCTTTTCAAGCGTCCGATGAAGGTAATTGGTACTCACATTTCATACGTGAGGTGCCGGTGCAGACTGAAGTACCAAAAAATTTACCGAAGAAATATCTTGTGGATTAACCAAACTCAAAACGGAAGGAACTAAACAATGAAAAAAGGTGAGGAGTTTTATTATAGTGAGAGCAAAGGTGTAGAGATACTAGTTGACGATATGGCACCCGCTTACATAGACCGTGCATTTCGTAAGTTTCTACGGAATAACGACACAGGCCCGATAGCTCAGGACCTGAGTGATATAGAGAAATCATTAAAATATGCTCTGGACGTAACTAAGAGCTTGACACATCGGACTGCTTAGGATAATATAGGTTTTAGTTAAGCAACACATAAGGAGAGACGTAATGATTAGTGAAGGCATTGTAGCATTCTCGAACTTGTCCCAGACTGAGTCATACAATGGTCAGGACACCGGAAAATTCTCTGTCGTAATTACGATGGACGATGCGGAAGCCGAAGCTCTGAAGAGCTTAGGGGTTAATGTTAGAGAGTACAAAAACCAACCCCAGCGTAAGTTCGTAACTAAGTTCCCAGGGTTTGCTATCCTGGACGCAGAGGGTCAACCAGTCACGTACCGAGAAATACCCTACGGTTCTAAGGTTAAGATCATGTGGGAAGCTGGTAAACCACATCCGACATATGGCATCCCTCCGTACTTTAAGAAGATTAAGGTACTTGAGTTGGCGGAACACGCTGACGTAGAGGGCAGCGTTGATGACGAGGACTTCTAAGGACGCTTAGAAAACATGCGACGAGTATAAACGTGGTTAGGCCTAGCGGCATGAAAAAATAAGCTAGGCGGGTCCGGTGGGAGCCCTCTAAGAAATCCCACCACTTTATTGAAGGAGTTAAATTTGTGAACACTATGAATAACTCAAAGTTACTCTCGAAGACTGCGTGTCCTAACTGTCGTAACACAGGTGGGGACAGGTCAGGTGACAATTTAGCTAACTACGACGATGGGCATTCTTACTGCTTTAAATGTGGGCATGTTCAAGGAAACAGAAAGCATGAGCATACTCAGACAACACGTACACCAGTTAGAGGTATTGAGATGACCGGTACACCGGGACCAATTAAAGACCGTAATATTTCTGAGGCCATTGTCCGTAAGTTTGGAGTGACATTGGAGAAGGACCAAGCTGGTGCCGTGGTTAAGCACCATTACCCTTATTTCGATAAAGGCACTCAGAAGCCAGTAGGGGCTAAGGTCCGCACTGTAGCTACAAAACAATTCCATTCAGAGGGTACACTTCAAGGCACTGGCCTCTTCGGTCAACATCTGTACCGTGAAGGTGGTAAATATGTAACCATAACCGAAGGTGAATTAGATGCGTTGGCAATATCCGAAATGTTTGACGGTAAGTGGCCTGTGGTCTCAATTAAACATGGGGCTGCTTCGGCTACTCGTGACGTTAAGGACGCTCTAGAGTGGCTTGAGACCTTCGAGAACGTGATCATATGTTTCGATACAGACGAGGCAGGTAAGAAGGCCTCTGAGGCCATACTCCCTCTGTTCTCACATGGGAAGGCCAAGGTAGTCACGCTACCCCTTAAGGACGCCTGTGACATGCTCCAGGCTGGACGTATCAGAGACTTTACAAGTGCATGGTGGGACGCTAAGTCATACCGCCCTGTGGACGTTGTGAGCTTCGGAGACGAGGAGTGCTGGGACGCATTTGTGAAGAGAGGCACCGAAGAGGTAACACCTCTCCCTGAGGCCTATGGAGCCCTTAATGCCATGATGAATGGTGGTATTGCTGCGGGTGAGGTCACAGTGATTGGAGCCCTCACCAGTGTAGGTAAGACTACTATGGTCTTCAACCTCCTGTACGACATGGTTAAACAGAATAATAAGAAGATAGGTGCAGTGTTCCTGGAGAGTGATCTTGGGGAGACCGTAGAAAAGATTGTGTCTCTCCATAGTGGTACTAATATCTCTGTGATACCTCCAGAGGATCGGGACAATTCATTGTACCGTGAGTTCTATAAAGACTTCGACACTAACGATAAGGTGCATATTTTAAAGCACTTAGGTATTTCAGATGTTGATGAACTATTCAGTAAAATGAGATGGATGGTTAAAGGTATGGACTGTGACGCCTTGATCTTAGACCCTCTACATGCGGCAGTTAAGGCGGACGAGAATGGTACCATTGATGCCTTTATGGACAGATGTTTAAAGCTGGCTAAGGAGACAGGTGTTAGTATTATCATTGTGTCGCACATGCGTAAACCAAACGTCAAGGACCCTCATGATGTCAACGAATATGACATGAAAGGGTCTGGCTCAATTAATCAGATTGCATTCAATACGATCCTTCTTAGTAGGGATAAGATGTCCGAGGACGAGTACACTCGTAACTCTACCAAGGTCCAACTGGTCAAGTGTCGCCGTACTGGACGCACAGGACATGCTGGATGGCTCTACTATGAGGAACAGACAGGTCGTATGGTTGCCGGTCAACCTCCGGAGATACATGGGGTAGCAGATGAAGAGTTCTAGAAAACCAGAAACAAATGTAATGTTCTCTAAAGGTGAGTGGTGGTATGTGGGGACAGGGAGCAGAGGGCCACAAAGGTTAACTTCCCATAATAAGAAGAACACGACACGCATGTTTGTAGCCGGGGAGTATATCCCGAAGTCACATCCTAATCATGTACCGGGGCGTTTTACCTCTTGGAAAGCCGTTAAATATCCTACTGTGTATGTAAAACCGGAGCCTATAGACCCAATATTACTTAAGCTACGGAAACAGGATAAAGCTATATATGCTGAGTCAGACAATAAACAATCAATACTTACAGAAGGGTTTGTTTATGTGATGACACACCCTAAGCTCGGCACATGGTCTAAAGTGGGCCATAGTAGAGACCCTCAACGCCGTCTTTCAGGGTACAACACGGGATGCCCTTACCGAGAGTACGTTCTTCACGGGTTTGAGTTTTTCTCTGACCGTAAAAAGGTTGAAAAAGATATCCATTCAATCTTAGAGAATGAAGGGTTAATGAGACAAGGGGAGTGGTTTCAATGTTCCCCTGAATATATTATTGAGAAACTTAGAGTGTTGGCAAATGAAAAGTTTTAATTTGACATTGACTAACGAACAGTATATTCTGGAGTTAGATAACAGTAGGCAGCAAGAAGATGAAACAGCTAGTAGTAGACATAGAGACAGACGAGTTACCCGCTACGAAAGTCTGGCTGATTGGTACGATGGACGTACAGACGGAAGAGATACACGTATTTCAACTACCGCATGACAGAGAGGAGATACAGAAATGTTTCAATCAATACGACGAGATTATAGGACACAACTTTATCGACTTCGACGCTACGGTGTTAACTCAGCTATTAGGTATTTCATTCGCCAACATCTCTATTACCGATACATTAACATTATCAAAGCTATTCAATCCCCAGCTAAAGGAGGGTCATTCACTCCGCGCATGGGGTGATAGACTAGGGTTTCCAAAGGATGAATACACAAACCATAATGAACCGGTTACATCAGATAAGATTGCGTACTGTGTTCAAGATTTACGTGTTACTAACAAGCTGTATAATTTTCTTACTGCAAAGCTTGCCAGTTTTCCAGGGGAAAGCGTACCTCTTGAGCATAAAGTACAAAAGATCATTACGAAGCAGATACAGAAGGGCTGGTTATTAGATCAACGTAAGTGCTGGGACCTATTGGCCACGCTTAAGGAAAAGAAAATGGAGTTAGAAGATGAAGTTCATGGCCGCTTTACCCCACTCCCTGTGTTTGTTAAGCAGATCGAACCGAAGTACAAAAAAGACGGGACCCTCTCTATTGTCGGTCTTAAGTTTTTGTCTAATCCTCTTCGCACTGTATGTGGCCCTCTCAGTCACATAGACTTCCCGGAGTTTAACTTGGGGTCTAGACAACAGATTGGGAGATACTTACAGTACTTCGGGTGGAAGCCAAAAGACTTTACTGATACTGGACAAGCAATTGTAGACGAAGCAGTTCTAAGGCATGTCCAGGGGATACCTGAGGCCACTTTAATAGCTGACTTTCTTTTAGTCCAGAAGCGTATTGCTCAGGTGGAGTCCTGGTTAGAAAAGGTAGACCCTAAGGACGGGAGAGTACATGGGTCTGTGAACACCATAGGGGCTGTTACAGGTCGTATGACGCACTCAGGTCCCAATGTGGCACAGACACCTTCTAGCTACTCACCATATGGCTCTGAGTGCCGCTCTTGTTGGATAGCTAAGGAAGGATATAAACTGGTTGGTGCTGACGCCAGTGGACTTGAGTTACGAATGTTGGCACATTACATGAACGATAAGGAGTACACACATGAAGTCATCAACGGAGACGTACATACAGCAAACCAAAAAGCTGCTGGACTTGCAACAAGAGACAATGCAAAAACTTTCATCTATGCTTTCCTCTACGGGGCTGGAGACGCTAAAATCGGAAGCATTGTTGGAGGCTCATCAAAAGATGGAGCAAGGCTCAAAGCTGTATTTCTCGACAATACACCAAGTCTTAGAACTTTACGGGAACGTGTCGAACGAGCTACAGTCAGGGGACACCTACGTGGCCTAGATGGACGTAAGCTAATCATAAGGAGTCCCCACGCTGCACTTAATACGCTCTTACAGTCGGCTGGTGCAATAATAATGAAAAAGGCCTTGACTATTCTAGATGAGTTTGCTACTATACATAATATAGAGTACGCATTTGTAGGAAATATACATGATGAATTTCAAGTTGAAGTAAGAGACGATCAAGCAGAGTACTTTGGTGAGCTTGCTGTAGAGTGTATTAAGGCCGCTGGGCTTAAGTTTAACTTACGTTGTCCTTTAGACGGTGAATATAAAATAGGTGATACATGGGCGCAAACACATTAGAGGAACGACAAGAAAAAATTAAAAAGTTGAAAGAAGAATACAAAGCACATGAAGAAGCGGTTTATCATAAAGACCAATATGGCAACGGTTTTGAATACCGTATTCCTCTTGAAATTGAACTACTCACTTATAATATTCCATACAAACATCACCAACATGGGTTTCTTTTAGATAGTAGGTTTATAATAGCGGTGAAAAAATCTAAATGGTGTAGCCCTAAAAAATACAAATGGTATTGGTACTCCAACTTAAAACAACTTTGTGAGAAACTGGAGATAGCTTATGACGAAAACTTTTGACACTTTAGTTGAGGACATTTATAGTCTTATGAAAACTAAAAATACAGCAAAGTGGGTAGACACTGAGGCCGAAATTGACAAGTTTGGTGAGGCTATGAAGGACTTGATGCGTAAAGAGTTCCTTCCCAACGTCCAGAATTTTGCTGGTCGAGGTGGTCTACGTCTCTCGTCCATTGGAAAACCTGAGTTACAGCAGTGGTACTCAGTCAACAAGTTTCGAGGAGAGAAAATTCAACCCCATACCTACATTAAGTTTATGTATGGACACTTAATCGAAGAGATGCTTCTGTTCTTCGTCCGTCTCTCTGGGCATAAGGTTACGGACGAACAGAAGAAGTGTACCGTAGGCGACATCACAGGACATATGGACTGTAAGATTGACGGTATTGTTACTGACGTTAAGTCCACCACTAAGTTTGGTATTAAGAAGTTTGAGGACGGGACTTTAGCCGCCTCCGATAGCTTTGGTTACGTTGATCAAATCAAGGCCTATGCTCACTCTGAGGGAGAGCGTAAGTGGGCTTGGTTAGCTATGGACAGAGACAGTGGTAGGTTAGCTGTCCTGGAGTACGATCTGGACGATACAGACCACCCTATGCATGGCATCTACAGCGCAGACATTGAGGAACGTGTAGCACATGTAAAAAAGTCTGTGGGAGGGGAAGACCGTCCCTCGCCATGTTCATACCCAGAGGAAGATGGAAAATCAGGGAACTTGAAACTGTCTACTATATGCTCCTACTGCCAGTACAAAAAGCATTGCTACCCTACTTTACGCGCCTTCGCACTTTCTTCGGGTCCTAAGTTTATGACTCATGTTGTGAATGTACCTACGAATAAGTTTAAGAAACCGTACCCGGAAATTGACTTGAATAAGGAGAACTAGAATGATTGAATTTAAAGTGATAAATACCCCGCGCCCTGACCGATTTGAGAGTGCTATTGTAGAATTACTGAATGATGGTTGGGTTCTGCATGGGTCTCCCTTCGTATCTCAGTCAGGTGGTATGACTCAGGCACTCACTAAGTCAGTAGAAGAAAAGCCTAAACGTCCCTCTAAGGTCAAAGCAAGTGAAGACTAAACCCTACAGGAATAAGTTTGAAACTCGTATCGCAGAGGTCTTAGGGGACCGTTGTGAGTACGAACCAAAGAAAATCCCTTACACGACGCATAGAAATTATACCCCAGACTACGTAGGTAATCATAATTCTCAGGACGTTGAGCTAATCATTGAGGCTAAAGGGTTCTTTAGAGTTGGGGACGTACAGAAGTACAAAGCGATTAGAGATAGTCTTGAAGTTTATCAACAGCTTATATTCATCCTGTATACCCCAAATAAGAAGCTGAGAAAAGGGAGTAAGATGACAATGGCGGATTGGTGTGTAAAAGAAGGTCTTGATTGGTACACCGTGGAGAACGTTCTAGATGCCTTTGACAATTGAACAGTTCCTCCATAGGCTGGCAGATTTAACGGATGCGACTTTGCTCTGTGAAATCTTAGACATTGAAAGTGAAGACATTATTGAACGGTTTGATGACTTAATTGAGGACCGTCTAGAGGAACTACGAACAATCTTTGATGTTGATTTTGATCCATTGTATAACTTAGATACACTAGAGGAGACCGAAGATGACTGAGTGTGATCTACCATTCTTATCTATGCCCACAGACGTAGTTGTGGCCCGTATGGAACAGGTGAGGATACTCGTGGGGGACCTAAGGAGCCCTGAGCTACACGAGGACGAGCGAGACTTATTAACACGAGCCGTTGAGGTACTTCTTGAGAGTTGCGACATGAGACAATTTGTTACGCCTAATTCTTCCACTACTTCTAACCCCTCGACGTTGAATTAAGATATGTATACGCAACAAAGAACTAGAGAACATAAGGTTAGGGATTTCCATAATGCTATGGGACTTGATATTAAAAGTACTCCTAGAACTTCTCTTCTGAGCCTAAGAAGTAAGTTAATCATAGAGGAGTCTCGTGAAGTTGAGCAAGCCATTATGATCCTTGAGATGGAAATTGAACGTGGACACATAGGAACAAAGGAGCAGTGGGCTGCTTTATTGAAGGAGCTTGCTGATTTACAATATGTTTTATCAGGCACTCTCGTTAGTCTTAGTCCCTTTTTTGGTGATTTTGATACCGCTTTCAATCGGGTTCATGCTTCTAACATGTCGAAACTTGGTAATGATGGTCACCCGGTATACCGTGCGGACGGTAAAGTCACTAAGGGACCGAATTACAAACCTCCTGATCTCAAAGACTTAGTAGAAGGATCGACATTATGACAAAAGTTTTACTGTTAGTTGTAACGATAATGTTTCCCGATGGTAATTTGTATACTAAAGTGTTGCAAGCACCTCCGGGGGAAACTCTGGAGAATTGTGAGAAAATCGTACTCCCCAGTGCCGTAGCTAGAATGAAGTCAAAGCCTAATGTCACTCACGCCACTGGTGTATGTTTGAAAGTTAATATTAAGTTAGGAGAACGTGTAGATGTATGGACCCCAAATACCAGCGTGTGATAACTTACATTCCCAGAAATATAGGTTACCAAATGAAGCGTTCAGTGAAGCGTGTGCGAGACAGGCAGCGGCAATGGCAGACGGCGAAGAACACCGCCAGAGCTACAAAGACATCTTACTTAACCAGAGGTTTATGCCCGCTGGAAGAGTCCAAGCGGCAATGGGATCACCAAGAGATGTTACAGCATACAATTGTTTTGTTTCTGGTACAATTGAAGACTCAATGCAGAGTATTATGGCAAGGGCTACCCAAGCGGCTGAGACGATGCGTAGAGGCGGTGGAATTGGTTTTGACTTTAGCCACATCCGCCCTAGAGGTGATCGTATTATATCCCTTGGTTCTTCTGCTAGTGGCCCTGTATCTTTTATGGGAATATTTGACGCAGTTTGTAAGACTATAATGTCTGCGGGTCACCGAAGAGGGGCCATGATGGCTGTCCTCCGGGTGGACCATCCAGACATCGAAGAGTTCATACGTGCCAAAAGAGACGAGAATACTTTAACTAACTTCAATATCTCGGTAGGTGTCACTGATGAGTTCATGGAGTGTGTGAAGAACAATAAACCATTTAGCTTAAGTTTCCAAGGGCAGCAACATCAGACCATTAATGCTAAAGCGTTATGGGACGAGATCATGAGAAACAATTGGGACTGGGCTGAACCCGGAGTGTTGTTCCTGGACCGTATCAATAACGAGAATAATCTCCACTACATTGAGGTTATAGAGGCAACTAATCCATGTGGGGAGCAACCACTTCCAGCCCACGGTGCATGTCTCCTAGGTTCGTTCAATCTGGTAAAGTACGTAAGTGACTCAAGGTTCAACTTCCAGCAATTTAAAGAGGACATTCCAAATGTTGTACGCGCTGTCGATAATGTTATTGATAGGACCTCTTACCCTCTACCTGAACAAGAAACTGAGGCTGTCTCTAAGAGACGAATGGGTTTGGGCGTTACAGGGTTGGCAAACTGCCTCACTCTTTGTGGCCATAGTTATAACTCTCAAAGTGGTCTTAGACTTACTCGTAAAATAATGAAGACCTTGATGTGCGAAGCGTACTCCGCAAGCTCTGATTTAGCTCAGGAGAAGGGTAGCTTTCCTAACTTCGAGCCAAATCATTACCTGAGTGGTGACTTTGTTGAGCGTCTCCCTGAGGACCTCCGGGATAAAATACTAAAACAAGGTATGAGAAATTCACACTTGACTTCAATAGCCCCTACTGGTACGATTAGTTTTACAGCAGACAATATATCCAGTGGCATAGAACCGGTGTTTCAACATGAAGTGGACAGAACAGTACAGACTGAGAGTGGTGCTATGGTTGTTAGACTACGTGATTATGTCTTTGACAAATATGGTCTACGAGGGGAAACTACAGACCAACTCACGGTGGAGGATCACCTCAATATGCAAATCTCTGTACAACCGTTTGTTGACAGTGCTGTATCTAAAACCATTAATGTGGGGAGTGATGTTACTTTTGAGGACTTCCAAAACATCTACATGACTGCCTGGAAAGGTAAGCTTAAGGGGATCACTACATTCAGACTATCAGGGAAACGCTACGGTATCTTGAACAAGGTAGAGGAACCAGAAGTTACCGAAGGTGAAGCATGTTTTATTGACCCTGAGACAATGGAGAGGACCTGCGAATGAAACCTGATCCATCAACGTTAGAATGGCAGAAAGAAAGATGGAAAGACATGGATAAATGTGTGACTTACGAACCTGATCCAGTAGTGGCCACTGTTATGAAAAGGATGTCTGACCGCTCCCAGGAGGGGATCGAAAAGTACGGATGTACAATGATGCGGGACGATATCTCCCCGGTGGGCTGGGTTGACCACGCAATTGAGGAGCTACTTGACGCCGCTGTATACCTTGAGCGTCTTAAGTTGGACCTGTCGTAATACTTACCTATGTCCCCCTGGTGGTTCATATGTTTCCCCAGGGGGACTACTTCTTAAATGGTGTAGAGGATTTAAAAAAGGCTGAATGGTATCTTAAGGTTCTGATTGAGGAGGTAGGGGAATGACCGTAGAAGATGTTAAAGCTACTTTATCAAGAGGGGACATGCCACTCCAGACATCTTCGATCGTATTAAAGAGCCCCCTCATAAGTTATATTTTTCCTTCTTTCTCTTTTCATTGTATTTTTCCGCACCACCTAAGAACCAATAGTACATCATTGGTCCGACAAGTGGAACACTCTTTAACTGTTTTGAAAAGTCAGGATCATCTTGTCCAGCTTCCGTGACTACTCCTCCAGCCGCATCTAAAAGAGGGGCCGCTGGTGTAATTATATCCACTGCCCGGTCCAGTAACTTACCGTCCTCTAAAAATTTATTCGCTCCCCATTTACTCATCCCGTAGACTCCTAGATAACTCCATACCATTCTTTCGGGTAGCTCATCTACATCTACATCCTTTCCTAATAACATATCTTTTGCTACACCAGTAGCTGTGTTAGAAGCACCTAAGAATGTAGCAAGTTTAGCCATTCTTCCAGCGGCTATCACTTTATTCCTTCCACCTTTCTTAGCCGCTTGTTGCACTATATCTCTACGGACAACATCGATTTGCTTAAGTGTAAAAGATTTAAGCATATACATTAATCTACCATTAGGATTATCTAAGTATTTCTTCGGCATTTCACTTAGGGACACGGGTTGAACATCTGATAATTCATTCCACATTAATAGCTTAACATTGTCAGTCATATTCCCTGCTTTAAGATCATCAACAACTGTACTCATATCATCGCCAAAAACCGTACCCCATTTTTCCTTGAGTTTTCCTATCCCTTTATCGGACCTAGCTTGCTTCTGAGCCTTTATAAGGGCAGCATTAATAATAGTCTGCTTACCAAATTTATCTATATGTGAAAATCCAGATGCTTTAAATAACTTCTGTAATGCATTAGCAAATTTACTGGGGTTTCCCATCTCTTGAGATATAGTGTTGTCTAGACCTATATCAATAAGTTTAGCACTTTTTTTACTAAAGGGCATCCGGAGTGCTGCTTGAATAGTAGGAAAAATACCTGACTTATACGCCGCTATCCCTACATCACCAATCTGTGTAATGGCAGCGACAGGGTTAGCTATTGTACCGGCATATCCAGTATCCTTCAGTAACCTCACCCACTCATCTCCGGTTTGCTCACCGGAAATAAATCTTGATTTTAATAACTCTTGAAGTTTAAGTTGATCGTCAGGTTTAATATCGGGTAGTTCCTTGCTTAACCAAGACCCTATGCTACCAGTTTCCTCTAAGTCTACAGATTTACCAAAAAATTTCCCACGTTCAATAGCATTTGTCGCGCCTCTAACATAGGACTGTAGGGATTCCGCTGGTGTTCCGTAGAAGTCCAGAAGATCATCAGTTACACTATCTAATTCTCTTTTCTTAACAAAGCGAGGAACATGACCGGATGTATCTACTGTATAACCCCTTACGGCTTGGTTCAAAATTTCATCTCTAGTAGCGACATCTGCTTTTACAGCCGCTACTGATATTCCCTTTTTGTCAGCATAAGCTTTTAATTGTTGTTCATAAAAACCTTTACGTGTCCCGCCTAAAGCATTTAGTAATCCCTCGTAATCTTTAACTTGCCTAGGAAAGTAAGAACTATCCTCTATATCTATTTTATATCCAACACTCTTTAATCCCTCTCCTAAATCAGCAAGTACATCCTTTACCTTAACAAAACTTTCTACCATTTTTGGAGCATTTTGAGAGAGTATACTTTCAACTTCATCGAACCTTCCGTTAGATAAATGTATAGATACATCTCTGTGCATCCTTGGCGTAAGAGATTTATGTAAATTTTCCGAAAAGTCCTGAATATCTAAAAGTCTATTTTGAGTATTCACATGAATACCTAATTCAAATTCTCTTAGTTTATTAAATATAGGTTCCGATATATTCCTTACTTGAGTGGAGAGTATTCCCAGTAAATCATCTAATCCTTTACTGTGTATTCGGGATACCGCACTGTCTTCAGTAATTGCTTTCGTAGCTGACTTCTCAGATAAATCTACAGTACGGGCATAGGGATTTTCCCCTAATATTCTATAGGCTCTTGCTACCTTTGTTGGAGAATACCCTAGTTCTTTGGCAATCATGGGTATGTCCTCTGCAATCGTATCTATACCGGAAGCGTTGCGTTCATCAAGTTTAGCATTAACTTTATCTACAACTTTTGAAGCACTTCTTTGCATTAATTTATCTATGCCAAATTTAGTTCCCCCTGCCAATAACGACCCGGCAGCGGTAGATATAGCGGCCTTTGTTAAATCTACTTCTTTATTTTGTCGTAGGTCATCAGTTGCACTTGTACCAAATCCCAAAGCTCCCCCTATAGCTGTAGCTCCTTTGACTGTAGCTCCCATAGGAAGTAAACTTGTAGGGTCAGCTACGGCTCCACCAAACCCTCCTATTGTATAGGCCCAACTATCTCTATCCGGAACAAAGTCTTCACCGTATTCTTCCTTTAATAGTTTAGCACGATGAGCCATAATCATTTCCCTACGTTCCTCTGGGGCCGCATCGGAATATCCCTCACCGTATTTGTGGTCCGGAGAATAGTAAGTAAACCCTATAGGGGAACGTGCAGAGTCAAATCCTATAGCTCCAAGAGGTGCTACGGATTCTAAGTAATCTCCTACACTACCACCAAATCCCACCATTTCATCATAAGCATAACTAAGGTTTTCCCAAGTAGTTGGGTCTTCTTTTTGTTTATCCGTATCTTCTTGAGAATCCAGACCCATTTGAGATCGAAAGCCAGCCATAGCCTCCGCTTCTGAATTAGCGGTTACTTTATATTTTTTTTCACCAAAAGTTATTTTATAAGTAGACATTAGTCCTCTATCTCTTCAATAGTTACTTCAGGTGCAGATTTAGATGCGGTATTTGCTTCTGGCTTATCTTCTTTTTCCTCCGAACCTGTACCGGAAACTAATAAATCTAAAGCTTGGCTTAAAGATATTTGTTGACCAGCATTAGAATAATGTCTTCGTATTGTTTTCGCTTTAGAAGTAAGAATAGATACACTGTCAGAATTAAGGCCAGCAAAATGCTGATACCAAGCAACCTCTCCGAACTTCGATTTCATTTTTTTCTCTAAACCCGGAGTGCCTTTTATATGACTAAGAATTTCCGCTCTATCATCTTTAGTAACTGTTTTAATTTCTTTTTCTTTAGGTTTAGATTTAATATTAGCAATCTCCAGAGAAGTTTCATCTCTAGCTTTAGATATTGCTTCTCTTGATTTCCTATCTAACTTAGATAATTCTTCAGCAGATATAATTCTATTTTCTGCTATAGTTAGTTGTGCATTGATTCGATTTCTTGCTATTTTTTCCTGAGATTGTCGACTTTCTTTAGCTGTATCAGCACGTGCCTCAATGCCTACTAACTGAATACGGTTTCCTTCTCTACGAATTTCCAGACCTTGTTTCTTAAGATCATTGTTAATACCGCCCATTTCCTTTTCCCACTCAAAGGACTTAGTTTTAAATGATCGTTCAAAATCAGATATCCGTGATCTTAATTTAAAGTCCCTATCGGTCTGTGCTAATTTTTCAGTATTAATTCTGTCCGAATCGTTTACCTGTTTCCATTTAATTATATTACCTTCTTGGTTTATATCATGACCTGTCTGCCTTAGTGCTTCTCTAGCTTTATTTGATCTTTCTATTTCATCTTGAGATTGACCGAATTTGTTTTTATCCCATGCTAGGTGAGCGTAAGAAATATCTCGTTTAGTTTTTAAATCATCTTTCTTGACATCAAGAGTAGCCCAATCAATTTTTTGTCTATGTCTAGCGTTAAATTGATTTATAGCTAAATTGCCTCTCTGTATATCA